TCAGAAGAGCTTGGACACGGCGGCGACGGCCTCTCGCTTGGCGTCCATGTTGACGTGGGTGTACACGTCCATCGTGATCTGAGAGCTGTAGTGGCCCGCCAGCTCCTGCATGACCTTGGGGTGCACGCCCTCCTCTGCAAGGAGCGTCAGGTAGGTGTGTCTGAGCTCGTGGAGGGAGAAGTCCTGGAGGCCGTAGGCGTCGCGCTCGGTGGACCACCAGCGCGACAGCGAGCTCGGCTTGATGCGCTCGCTGTACTTGGTGGTGATCACGGGCGTCTCGTCGGTCTGCTCGAGGTGCCACTCGGGACCGGTCTTTCCCTTCTTGCGCCGTGACTCGTTGATGCGCTCGAAGTACTCGGCCTGGAGACGCTTGGCGGTGAGCAGCCCCCTTGCCGTGATGTCGGGCAGCGGCAGCAGGCGCGTGCCGGCCTTGGTCTTGGTGCCCTTGAGGTTGCCGAGCTCGTCGTAGGAGTGGCGGATGCTCACGACCCCGCGGTCGAAGTCGACGTCTCCCCATGACAGCCCGCAGACCTCTCCCCTCCTGACCCCCATCGTGGCGGCTATGAGCCAGGCGAGCTCGTGGGGGTTCGACGGGTCGAGCGACTCGATGAACGCACGCGCCTTGTCGGGCGGGACGGCCTTCTTGGCGCGGGTGTCCATCTTGGGCGGCGTGACCTTGTCGCAGGGGTTCTCGGCCAGGATTCCCTCGGCCTTTGCGGCCTCGAACACGAGGGTTATGTTGTCGTGGATCTGGTTGACGTAGGAGCCGCTGGAGGGCTTGCCGGACATGGTGTCGCCCCGCATCATCGCGATGTACATGTCGTTGAGCATGGTGGGCGTAACCTGCTCGAGCTTGACGTGGCCGATGTGGCGGCAGGCGGCCTTGAACTGCCAGCGCTGCCTCCTCTGCGTGGTAGGCGCGACCTCCTTCTTCGCCTCGCGGACCGCGAGGTAGCGCTCGCAGTACTGCTGGAAGGTGTAGCCGGTCTTGCCCTGGACGTGGTCGCCCTCGACCTCGTCCTGGAACTCGCGCAGCGCCCTCTTCGCCTCCGTGTAGGAGCCGTTGAACCGGCGCGACTTCGCCTTGTACTTTCCCGTGCGGGGGTCGAGCCCGGTCGGGACCCTGAGCTCCCACTTCTTGCACTTGCTCTTGGGCTTGTCCTTCTCGCGCTGGATGATGGACCCGCCGGAGGTCCCGTTCTTCGTCGCCATGGCTACCGCCTCGCCTGGGAGTCCTCGGCGTCGCGGTGCTCGAGGTAGTCGAGGTAGTCGTCGAGCATGCGGCGGCTCTCGCGCGTGAGGGCGCGGGCCCGGTCGTCGAGCGTGACGGGGCGGGGCGCGTCGATGTCCTCGCGGCCGACCACGAGGTCGATGGAGCAGCCGAGCTTGTCGGCGATGGCCCAGGCGTTGGCCATGGGGATGCCGCACTGCGGCGTCTCGGGCGCCCTTTCGTAGCGGGCGTAGGTGGTCTCGGGGATGCCGAGCTCGGCGGCGAACACCTTCGCGCTGGGGTAGCCGGCGCCCCTCCTGAGCCTTTGCAGGGTCCTCCTGCTGGCAGCGACGGGGCCGTCCCCGCCCTGGTGCGTGTGCGTGCTGGTGGGAGATGACATATACTGTCACCGTCCTTTCTGGAACATGCCTTTGGAATGGACAACGGGCCCGCGGGAGTGCCAGCTCCCGCGGGCCGCCTTTTTCTTGGGGCTACCTTCCGGCGATGCCTCCCCCCTCGTATCCGGGCCCCGCCTCCTGCGACCAGCTGACGAGCACGCCGTGGTCGTCCACGAACGACCCGTGCATGCGGTCGTAGGCCGCCATGACCTCCTTGAGCGCCTCCTCGTCGCGCACCTTGGGCGCGAACCGGTTGAGCGGCCTCTCCGCGCCAACGACCCACGTGCGGGCGAGCTCGCGGAACCCCTCGCGCAGCTCCGCGTCGCTCCCTGTGAGCAGGACCGGGTCGGGCCCGTCCGAGAGCCTCCCAAGGTAGGCGCGCTCGATGCGCGAGGAGACGACCTCCCACACGCGCCGCGCCCTCTGGGACTGCTCCTCCCTGCAGCGGGCGTCGCGCGCGGCGAGGTAGGACATGAAGTCGGCCGCCTCCTCCTGAGAGCGCGGCGAAAGCGCGTCGAACGCCTTCTGCTGCGGCCCGCGCGGGTCGCCCTTCGCCTCGGTGTCGCGGCCGACCACCTGGTCGATGGTGACGTGGAACCTGTCCGCGAGCTCCCAGGCGACCTTGAGCGGGATCCTCTCGGGGTTCGACTCGTAGCGCGTGTAGGTGGACTCCGCCAGGCCGGCGGCCTCGGAGAACTCCCTCGCCGTCGCGTACCCCGCCGCCTTGCGTATCTCGAGCAGCCTGCTGGACATGGCCCTTCCTTCCGTGGACGTTCCGTGGCGCCCCATGGCCGTTCGCCGATTGGGGGACGCAACACTTCGTTACAAAGACTATCAGACTATGACAAATAGTACAAGCGTTTGTCGCCTAATTCTACCACTTAATGCGGACGTCCTCATACAGTGATATTTTCTATGCTAACCTACACGTCGCGGGCGGCAGGTGGGCGCCATCGGGTGGCACGCTGCCCCGCCCGCCCCATTCCAAAGGCATGTTTCGAGGAAGGAAGGCAACCCATGGGCATCAACGAACTCCCTCCTCTGGTGACGCCCCGCGTGCTCTCGGAGCTCACGGGCGAGCACGTCGGGTCGATCACGCGCGGCATCCGCGAGGGGCGCATCCCCGCCGACAAGGTGAACGGTCGCTGGCTCATACCCATCGACGACGTGCTCCCGAACGCCCGGCGCTCCGTGCGCGCGGCGCGGCAGCCGAGGGGGCGCGGCCGTGGGATCGACTAGCCCCGAGGCGCCGTCGGGCGGGAGGAAGACATGGACCTGAGCAGGGTGCCCGCCGAGCTGAGGGCGGAGCCGCGCTGGGTGTGCTGGCGCGCCCAGGCTCGCGACGGGCGCACGACGAAGCTCCCCGTGAACCCGAGCACGGGGAGGATGGCATCGAGCACGGACGCCACGACCTGGTCGGACTTCGACACGGCGATCTCCGCCGTGGGGCGCTGGCACGCCTCCGGCGTCGGCTTCGTGTTCGGGCCCGACCGCGCCTTCACCGGGCTCGACCTCGACCACGTGATCAGCGGCGGCGCCCTGGCGGACGCCTACCGCTGGGTCGTCTCGGAGGCGCACACCTACTGCGAGGTCTCGCCCTCCGGCGACGGCCTGCACCTGATATTCCGCGGCAGCAAGCCCGAGGGCGCCACGCGCTGCCGGCGCGGCTGCGTAGAGATGTACGACCACGACCGCTTCTTCACCGTGACCGGGAACGTCTTCGAGGAGCACGGCCGGCTGGGCTCGAACCCTTCCATTGTGGAGCGCGCCTACCGCACCTGGATCGACCCGTCGCCGGTCACGACGGACAGGCAGACGACGATGCCCGAGACCGACCGCAGATTCGGCGCGGGCCTTCCGGACGACGCCGAGCTCGTGCGCCGCATGCGTGCGAGCAGGAACGGAGCTGCGATCGGCGCACTTCTCGACGGGGACCTCTCCGCCTATGGCGGCGACCACTCGGCGGCGGACATGGCGCTGTGCTCCTCGCTCGCCTTCTGGTGCGCGGGCGACGCCGGCCGCATGGACCGGATCTTCCGGGCGAGCGGGCTCATGCGCGACAAGTGGGACTCGCACCGGGGCGGCTCGACCTACGGCGCGCAGACAATCGCGCGGGCGCTGGAGGGCTGCACGGAGTTCTACGAGCCGAAGAGGCGCAGGGGCGCGGCGCGCACCAGCACGGCCGACGCCGACGGCAAGTCGCCACGCTCGCGCGGCTCGCATGAAACAAACGCTTGTTCGGTTGCACGGACGAGCCCACGCGGGAAGGACCCGGCCCCCTCGTCGTCTCCCGACACCGAGGCTGAGCCGGCGTTCGACCCCGACCGCGCCCCCTCCGTGGAGGGCTGGCAGGTGGACTCGCGCGGCAGGCTCTGGGTCGTGGGGCGTGACGGCGAGCTCCGCTACACGGTGACCTCGACCGCGCCCTGGATCGCCTGCGACCTCGTGGACGTGGACACGCGCGACGTGCGCGCCCTCGTGCGCGTGCGGGTGCCCGGCGGCGTCCGCGAGCGGGCCGTGGGGCGAGACGTCCTTCTCAACCAGTCGAAGGTGATCGGCGTGCTGGCACCCCTGGGCGCGAACGTCTCGTCCTCGAACTGCAAGGAGGTGATTCGCTACCTGACCGACTGCGAGAAGCGCTTCGGCTGGATGCGGCCACGCCTCGAGAGCGTGATGCACCTGGGCTGGGCGGACGGCCCGCTCGGCGCGTTCATGCCCTACGACGCCGGCGGCAGCGAGAGCGGCTCCGATGAAGGCGAAGAGACCACCGTCGTGCGGTTCGACCCGTCGCCGGACGAGGCCGTGAAGGCACGGCCGTTCCTGGAGCCCGCGGGCACGCTCGACGGCTGGGTGGCGGGCGTGGCGCCGGCACGCGAGCGCTCGCAGGCGTTCCGCTGCGTGCTCGCGGCGTCGTTCGCCTCTCCCCTGGTGTCGGTCGTTGGCGTCCAGACCTTCATCGTGTACCTGTGGGGCAGGAGCCGATCCGGCAAGACGCCGACGCTTAAGGCGGCGGGCTCGGTGTGGGGAGACCCGACCGAGAGCGCCGACTCGTACTTCCGCACCTTCGCCGACACGCCGAAGTCGATCGTGCGCGCGGCGGCGCTCCTGCACGACGTCCCGGTAATCGTGGACGAGCTGCAGAGCAAGGGCGCGCCGGGCGGCCAAGGGGCGAAGCGCCAGGTGGTGGAGGACCTCCTGTACTCGCTCTCGCTCGGCCACGAGCGCGGGGCACTCAACAGCGACCGCTCCATGATGCGAGCCGGCTCGTGGCGCTGCCTCACCATCGCGACCGGCGAGATACCCATCGTGGGCGGGTCCACCCAGCAGGGCGCCGCGAACCGCACGCTGGAGCTGAACGCCGAGCCCTTCTCGGGCGTGCGCGAGGCCCAGGCGATGCACCACCTCGTCGCGACACAGCACGGCACCGCTGGGAGAACATATGTTCGTTCGCTGCGCCGCAACGCGGCGGAATGGTACACGGACGAGTACGCGCGCCTTCGCGACGCCGTCGGCGGCATGGCCGCGGGCCACCCGCAAGCGGACAACGTGGCCCTTCTGGCCCTGGCGGACGCGCTCGCCTCGTTCTACGTGTTCGGCGTCCCGGACTGGGACGAGTGCGTGCGGCAGGCCCTGGAAATGGCGCGCTGGGCCCTCGCGAACTCGACCGGCGCCGAGGCGGGCGACACCGACCTCAAGGCGATCCAGTTCGTGGCCGAGTGGCTGACGAGGAACAGCCTCCACTTCGAGGACTCGGCGGAGATGGACCGCCTGGAGCGCTGGGGCGAGATATCCCGCCGGCCCGGCGAGGCAGGCTTCACCTGGTGTGTGTTCTCGTCCGTCCTCGACCGCGCCCTGGAGGCGGAGAACTACGACCGCCAGAAGACCCTGCGCCGCATGGACGACGAGGGCCTGCTGGTGACGGGCTCGGGCAGGCGCTTCACGATGCAGCGCCGCTTCAAGGGCGGGACCAGGCGCTACTGCGTGTGCATCGACAACGCGAGGCTGGAGGAGCTCCTGGACCGAGCCGCGGGGCAGGCCACGGGCGACGCCCCGGTGTCTTCGGCGGGAGACCCAAGGTGAAGACGCTGGTGGAGACGGGGGCGGCGCTGGTCAGAGGCGCAATCCATGCCCTGTCTTCACCGTCTTCGTCGAATTTCGTTTGGTACGGGGACATGCGCGCGCCCGCGCACGCGCACGGGCGCGAGGGGCGCAGGCCCCGGTTGGGTGATGACGTGAAGACGGCGGACGTCCGCGCAGGTAGCGCGGGGTGCGAGGCGTCTTCGGCGGGATGGGGGTGTGCTTCGTGAGGTGGAGCGAAGACCAGGACGACGTGCTGCGCGAGTGCAGCTTCAGGGGCGCGGCCTTCGCCCGCGAAGAGATCGAGCGGCGCTGCGGCGTCGCCCACTCGCTGCACGCGGTGGAGCTGCGGGCAAGCAGGATCCACTGCTCGCTCGCGCTGCAGACCGTGTGTCCCGAGTGCGGGGCCGTGGGCGTGGTGATCAACCGCCAGACGGGAATGTGCCGCCTGTGCACGGAGCGCTACCACCTGGAGCAGGAGCGGGCCTTCGCCGAGGTCCTGGAGCGCGAGCGCGCCGAGGCCGAGGACCCGGCGAGGATCGCCGAGGCCAGGCGCGAGCGCGACGCCCAGCGGCAGCGGAACAGCCGCACGTGCAGGAGGTACGGGCTGCCGAGCAGGCGGGCGCGGGAGGGCTCGTGAGGCGGTAGGATTGGAGTCGTGGGGCGCCGGGGGCCGCCCGGGGTTCGTGACCCGGGAAAGGAGCACCGGCGCCCCGTTCTTTGGGCAGCGCGGGCGCTACTGGAAGAAGCTCTCCTCCTGTGGCAGCTCGCCATCCAGCATGTAGCGCACGAGCACCCGAACGATGAGCGCGTACGCCCAGGGCGGGCATTCGCCGTCCTTCCCCGCGAGGATGTCCATGCCGCAGGGCTCAACCGTCACTTCCCCGCTGGCGAAATGCACCTCGACGTCCGGAAGGTGGGGAGTCCTCCTCTCGACGAACCCCCTCCTGTGCCTGGAGAGCCTGCCCCTCACGATGCTGATTTCGGGCTCCTCGAGGGCGGACTTGCGGATCGTGAACGACCCCTCGACCGAGGCGGCCTCCTCAGCCTGCTCCCCCGGGAGGCTCCCGTCCTCGCCGCGGTACGAGTAGACGACCGCACGGTCGTCCTCCAACTCCTTGTGGCACTCCCCGAAGCGTCCGGCGACCATGGCTCTCCCCTCCCCGCACCCATTATCGCCCCTCTTGTGACGGAGCCGGATGATTCAGGCTGCGAGACCCTGAGATCTGGAGGAGGTGGCCCGGCATGGCGAGGAGGGCTAAGCTCACGCAGGAGATGGTCGACCAGGCCATCCAGCTGAAGGCGGACGGCCTTTCCAACGGCGACATCGTGTGCGCGCTGGGCATCCACGAGTCCACGTTCTACCGCTGGATCGGCGAGCCGAAGAACCGGCTGCAGCGCGAGTTAAGCGAGGGACTAAAAAAGGAGGAGACCGAGTTCAAGCACACGCTCCTGACGACGATCCGCGCGGCGGCGCTGGCGCGCAACCAGTACTGGACCGCGGCGGCGTGGCTCCTCGAGCGCAAGTACCCCGACGAGTACGGCAAGGCCGACCGCCGGCGCGACGAGGACGAGGGCGGCGACGCGCCGCGCATCGTGCTCGGCGTCGTGGCCAAACCCGTGCAGGGGCGGCTGGACTTCTCCGCGGCCGAAGGCGACGGCGATGGCGGGGGCACTTCTCGCCCGAATGGTGACGCGGAAGGCGGGGGCGCTTCTCGCCCGCGTGATGACGAGACGAGCGAGGAGGGCGCCGGGGATGGCGACTGACGCGAGCGAGCTGGTGATCACGGCGTTCCACGACGTGCTCGGCGACGTGATGGCGCACGGGCACACGCACTACTGGCTGCACGGCGGGCGAGGGAGCACGAAGTCGAGCTTCGTGTCCGTAGCGATCGTGCTGCTGCTCCTGGCGCGGCCGGAGGCGAACGCCGTGGTGGTTCGGCGGTTCAGCAACACGCTGAGGGACTCCGTGTTCGAGCAGGTGCAGTGGGCGATCGCGGAGCTGGGGCTGGAGCGGTGGTTCCGCGCGCGGGTGTCGCCGATGGAGCTGACGTACCTGCCGACCGGGCAGCGGATCGTGTTCCGCGGGGCGGACGACCCGCTGAAGCTCAAGGGCACGAAGTTCGGGCACGGGTACGCGGCCGTGGTGTGGTTCGAGGAGCTGGACCAGTTCGACGGCGTCGAGGCGGTGCGGAGCATCCTGAACTCCCTCCGACGCGGCGGGGACGACTTCTGGATCTTCTACACGTACAACCCGCCGCGGACGCTGTGGAGCTGGGTGAACCGCGAGGAGCTGGAGCGGGAGCGGCGCGCGGACACGCTCGTGCGGCGCTCGAGCTACCTGGACGTGGTGGGGACGCACCCGGAGTGGCTGGGCGCGCCGTTCATCGAGGAGGCCGAGTACCTGCGGGAGACCGACGAGCGGGCGTGGAGGAGCGAGTACCTGGGCGAGGTGACGGGCACGGGCGGGTCCGTGTTCGAAAACGTCGCAGGGCGCCGGCTGACCGATGCTCAGTGCAGGGGGTTCTCTCGTACTCGCAATGGGATCGACTGGGGATGGTTCCCCGACCCGTGGCGCTTCGTGCGGTGCGGGTGGATGCCCGGCGAGAGGCGGCTGTTCCTGTTCCAGGAGCTCTCGGCCAACAGGAAGACGCCGGCCGAGACCGGGGCCATGGTGGCCGAGGCGCTGACGTTTGCGGACGAGCCCGGCGGCGACCCGTACCGGCACGACGAGCTGATATGGGCGGACGACACGCCGGATGGCAAGCAGTCGATGGCCGTGTGGCGGCGCGAGCTGGGACTGCGGGTGCGGCCGGCGAGGAAGAGCAACATGCGGCGGCTCTCGTACGAGTGGCTGGCCGGGCTGCGCGAGATCGTGATAGACCCCGTGCGGTGCCCGCTGGCGTACGAGGAGTTCCGGCTGAAGGAGTTCGAGCGGGACAGCGATGGCACCTGGGTGGACGAGATCCCGGACGGGAACGACCACAGCATCGACGCCGTGCGCTACGCCATGATGGACGACGTGCTGCGCGGGGCGTAGGGGTTTCTCGACGGAGGGAGGTACTTCTCGCCTTCCTAACGCTCGCCATCCTTTGGCGACGACTCGCCGCCTTCGGCTGATGACAGCTCGAAAGAGAGCATGAACCTCTGCTCCTTGCCGTCGTAATTGAAACGAACCTCGATACGGCGCGGGGACGAGAAGCTCCCGAGAAGCGAATACGCCTCGTCCGCTCTCCTCTCGTTTGCCTCGAAGATTGGAATGGCGCTCGGACGGCCAGAGAGGATGTCACGGGGAACCGTCAGAGAAAGGATGTCGTTCACCAGGAACACGAAGGTGTCGTTTCCCAGCCTTCGGTATGCGGGATACGACGCGATGGGCTCCCCGCTCTCCCCATGCACGGTCAGCACCGCACGGCCTTCCGGATCGGCAAGAAGGCCGAGGACCATGGGGGTGGCTTCGACGCCACCGGGAATGTCCTCAAGCCTTGCGCCATCTGGGGGAACCGTACCCACGGGGAAGACGCGCATGGAACCCTCCACGACCTTCTCGCCCGCCGCCTCCTCCGCCTCAGCATAGGTGACTGGCTCCGACCAGGCTGTGTCAGAGATTGTCAGGTACCCCTTCTCGACAAGCGCCTTCACGATGTTGAGCATGCTGACGACGAGAATCGCAAGCTCGCAGAAGAAGGGCGAGGCGGCCGTGTAGCGTGCACGGTAGCCGAACTTTTTGCCTTCGGCCTTCGCGCCGTGTGGGTCTGCGTGCACCGTGTCCGTATACAGCCAGGAGTCCGCCATGACCGCGTCCGAGACGTATCCGGACTCGGGGTTTCCCTCCTCATCCAGGAGCTGAATGGCATACGTCTTGACATCCTGCTCGCAGAAGCGATGCTCGAAGCGTTGCTCTGCGGAGGCGAGTGCCCTCTCGAGGTCCTCGTCCTTCTCTCCCAGGGCATCAACGGGTACGGAAGACCTGATAGCTGCGAATACGTTGGGAAGGTAGATTGGCTCGCTCTTCACGATGAACGGGCGCAGGCGCGTCGTGAGGGACTCGAAGGCCTCCTCGTCCGGAACGACGACGTCCTTGATTGTGACGGCCCCAGTTGTCGTCGAGAAGCTGACGGTCATCTGCGTCTTGGCGTACTTCTCGACCGAACCATCCTGAACGAGGGAGTGCGCCTGGACCCTGCGGGCGCGAACGACGAAGCGCTCGAGAATCTCCTGGGGCGCGATGTCATCCCTTGCCTTCTTCTTCGACATGGAGAGCCTCTCGTCTTTGTCGCCTGTCTGAGCTCCCTCTTCTTATTCCCCTTAGTCGGAGAGACGAAGGTCGGCATAGGAATGTGACGGCGCGCGATTATCGGGCCGTTCTTCTCACTTTGATTAAAGGAGGCCAGCATGAACATGGAGGTGACAGACGAGTACTGGGTGCCGGAGTGCGTGAGGGCGTACCTGAGGGCGGCTGGGTACTCGACGCGGGCGCTGGAGGACATGGAGCCCCACGTGCGCGAGTGGGACCGCTGGATGCGGGCCGTGGGCGAGTTCTACGACTACCGCGACACGGACGGGTTCGGGCGGGTGTACCAGGTGCACCGGCGGACCATCATGCCGGCGATGAGGGTGTGTCGCGAGTGGGGGTCGCTTCTTCTCGACGAGAAGACCGTGGTCGCCTGCGAGAGCCGGGAGTGCGCCGACTGGCTGGCATCGTTCTTCTCGTCCACGAACTTCTGGGGAAGGGCGCAGGAGACCGTGGTTCGCGCGTTCGGGCTGGGAACCGGGGCTTTCGCGGTGTGGCTGGACGTAGGGCGGCGCCTGGTTCGCGTGAGGCATTACGACGCTCGGATGGTGGTGCCGCTGTCGTGGGATGCGGAGGGAGTGCGGGAGTGCGCGTTCGTCACGAGGTGCTTCTCGCGCGGCGCGCTTCTCGACCAGCTGCAGATGCACGTCGTGGGCGACGATGGTGCCTACCGGATCCGCACCGTGTGCTTCGACGGGGACGGGCGGGTCGTGGGCGTGCCCGGCGTCGCGGAGGAGGTCGGCACGGGCTCCGCGGGGCCGACGTTCGGCATCGTGCGGCCGGCTGTCCCCAACACGCGCGTGGACTTCTCGCCCTATGGGCAGAGCGTGTTCGCCGACGCCGTGGACGCGGTGCAGAGCGTGGACCTCGCCTACGACGCGCTCATCAACGAGGTGGACGCGGGCAAGATGCGCGTCTTTCTCAGCGACGTGATGTTCGACCAGGAGAAGACAAGCGACGGCAAGCGGGTGCCGATACCGTTCGGCAAGGGCGACTGCACGGTGTTCAGGAAGGTCATGTCGACCGAGGACACGATCCAGGAGTTCGCCCCCGCGCTGAGGACGGAGGCGCAGGGGAAGGCGTTCCGCTTGGCCCTGCAGGTGCTGGGCGACCTCTGCGGCCTGGGGACGAACTACTTCGACCCGGACAACGTGGGGTACGTGAAGACGGCCACGGAGGTGTCAAGCGACAACTCGGCGCTCATGAGGAACATCCGCAAGAACGAGAACGCGCTCCAGGGCGCGCTCGCGGACGTCTCGCGCGCAGTGCTCTCGTGCGGCAGGCTCATGGGCGAGGCACTTCCCGACGAGGGCGACGTATCGGTGATCTACGACGACTCGATCGTGCAGGACACAGCGGCCGAGAAGCGCCAGGACATGGAGGAGGTCGCCGCCGGGCTCGTGACGCGCGAGGAGTACCGCCGCAAGTGGTACGGGGAGGGCTAGCGGCTCGGGCCAGACGTACTTCTCGCCCCAGGCCTTTTATCGGTGCAGCAGCGCTACTCCTCGCGATGCGAGATAAGGAGGTCCGGAAACGTCAGCAGCATCGACGATTTGTCCTCGGACTCGGTCAGGGCGATTGCCATGAGGTCGCCCTCGTGCACCGGGTAGTTGGCGTCTGGCTCGTTGAGGAGTATGCCCGCGAGCATTCCATCCTTCGTTATGCCCTCCAGCCTGAACCAAACGCCCTCGAACGGTAGGCCGTCCGACGTGAGAATCGCGTAAACGTCGTCCGGGTACTCGGGGCTTCGGAGTGCGTCGACTTGTACAACCTTTCGAGCCGCCAAGACTCCTCCAGAGGCAGCATGGCTCTTCTCTACCTGCTCGATCTGCTCTGCATAGCGCCCCTCGAGAGCCTTGGCGTCGTCTGGGAACAGGACGCGCGACTCGGGCGGGACGCTACCGGAGCGCAGTAGCAAGAGCTGCCCCTGTGCGACCGGGAAGGACGCCTCGTGGAAGATGTTGCCGCTCGCAAGCGATGCGGGTGCGAGCGCAAAGAGCGAGAGCCCCTGCTCGTGGTCGACGTAGGCGTACGCGAGGACCGCGTCGGCACCTGCGGGTACGACAATTGCCGTCTTGTCGAGCCTCTCCAGAAGCGGGCACTCGACGATGAGGAGCCTTCCGGCTATGTCCCTGAAGCCGAGGTCTGCGAACGTTGCTGCCATGGTCCCCTCCGATGTCGGCATCGGCCTGCCACCGGCATTATCTCACTACGGGATGACCTGCCATGAGACGGCGTCCAGCGCGGCAGTTGGCCCTCGCCTGCGTGCAGGTGACCCGCGCTGGGGACGGGTCGCGGGTCGTGGGGACGGGCCGCGCGTCCGGTGGGGCGTCGGCCAGGGAGCGCGCCGCGGTGCCAGGGCGGCGTGCGGGACGCGGCCACGTTTTGCCCCACCACCCCACGTGCCAGACGAGCCCTTGGGCGTCTGCACCGTCGACGCGGGAGCGGAGGACGTGGAGCCGATGGGCGGGAGTGACGCGGGGCGTAGCGCGCAAAACGTGGGAGACGCGACAGGCCGGGGGCGACGGAGCGGGCTGGCTGAGCGCGGCGCCGGAGGCAGACGGCCGGAGCATGCGGGCCGAGCGCGGTGCCGGAGGCAGACGGGCGTAGCGCTGTGGCCGAGCGACGCGGCCGTAGGCAGACGCGAAGCGGCTGCCGTAGGCGCGCTCGCGAGCGCCAACAGCGCGGAGCCTGGCTGCCGCAGGCCCGCACGCGAGCGCCCGCATGCGGAGGACGGCTGCCGTAGGCCCGCACGCGAAGCCATGCCCGCGGAGGAGTCCCCGGCCGCCCCGTGGGACTCACATGCGCGCGGAGGCCCGCGGCACGCACGCCCCGGCGGAACGCCCGCAGCGGACGTGACGGCGGTGCGCTGCGACGTCTCCCCCGGCGCGTGGGGTGGTGGGGCAAGCCAACGTCCTTCTCGCCAAAAAAGTGGCCGTCGCACAGTTGCGACGGCCACGCTCTTCTCGTCCTTCTCGGGCTTGTCGTCCTTCTCGCCCTGCTCGCCTGCCGAACTGGCTACGACGCCAGGACCTTCTCGTCCTTCTCGTAGGGGACTCCCCAGAACGTGAGGGCCTCGGCGATGTCGCCGATGTAGACGTCGTCGGCGTGCCTGCGGAGCGTGTCAGCAACGTCCTCGAGCGAGTAGTTCTCGGTTTCGCGGAACCTTATCGTCGTCTCGTGGGCGGGCGCGTCGTAGCAGAACTGGGTGATGTCGCCCCTGCCGGTCTCCGTCACGTACGCCTCTCCTGTTTCGAGGTGGCCGAACTCCAGCGTCCTGGTCTCGGCGCCGTTCCTGAACGTGTGGACCTTTCTCTCCTCCATGGCGGTGACCTCCTCGCGCTTGCCTCCGGGCATCTAGTTCGTCGATGCTAAGGCCGGGGCCAGCGCGTGGGGCGCCACTCTCCGCCGAGCGGCTCTTCGCGATGCCCCTACTCCGTGGCACCTTTCGCCTCGAACCTGTCACGCAGCGAGCGAGACATAGCTAAGTTTTGTCGCACGGTGCGCCACGGCTCATCTCCTGGGCGTCTCCGCCGTTCCGCTGAGCGGTAGCCTCCGGGGCCTTTGCTGGCTGTCGCTCGTGGCAGATTCCGTCTCGTGCCCTTATGGCAAGGCGATGCCACTGGTATCGTGGCTGTATTGGTCGTAAGGAGTTCCGCCATGCCCACGCTGACAACGAACACGCCCGAAGTCGCCCACCTCATGGAGAGGGACTGGCGGCTGCGGCACCTCATCGAGGCGGTGCGGTGGGCGACCTGAGTTACGAGGTCTCGGGCGGCGCCTACGAGCGCGTGGCGCACTCCGTGATCGAGCAGATGCTCTCGATGAAGGTCGGGAGGACGATAGAAGGCAGGCTGCGCAGGCTCTGCGGCAGCGAGATAACCTGCGAGGCCGTGCTCTCCCTCTCCCTGGAGGAGATTCGCTCCTGCAGCGTCGCGGTGCGCAAAGCGACCATTCTCCAGGAGCTCGCCCGCGCATTGCCCAAGTGTGTGCTGCGGGCGCTGGCAGGGCTCCCCGACGACGAGGTGAGGCCCCCCTCGTGGCCGTCCACGGCATCGGCAGGTTGACGGCCGACATTTTCCTGATCTTCTACCTGGTACGGCCTGACGTTCTGCCCATGTACCGGGCACGGAACATGGGGCTAGCCGATGGGCATATTGATTTATTCCTTAAGTCAGCTCTGGCTCCATCAGTTTCGCCTACATACAGCTACTATGCCCTCCTCACTGCGCTCTGATAGAATGAACTGTTGCAATTTGATGCATGAACGGATGTGGCTTCAAATCTTACCGATTCCGCGCTGCGCGCATACGCCACCTCTTGTTTCTTGATACTGAAAGGCATGATAGATATTGGCCAACGCACTTGAACATGCTTCAGAGGTCCGGACGCGCGTCATCGATGCCACTTCGGTGGAGCATAGGCACATGCTGGCGCAGCATCTCACGCCACCCGAGGTGGCGACACTCGCGGCCTCGATGTTCAGTGAGTCCGATGGGCCGATTGATCTCCTTGACCTGGGTGCAGGAACAGGCATCCTGACCGTTGCCGTGGCAGAGCGTTATGGCAACGTTCTACGGAGAGCAGACGCCATCGAGCTAGATGATGTTCTCGTCCGCATTTATGAGCGTGACGTGCGCCCCCTCGTTGGTGGCGAGACCGTGTGTGGCGACGCTATAGCGGCAATTACGTACGCTGACCCCAACCTTCTTAGCATGTATAACCGCATAATTCTTAACCCCCCTTACAAGAAGATGGCAGCGAATGACTCGCGACAAGGCGGGCTTCCAACCAGGAGCCCGAACCTTTACTCAGCATTCATAATGCTGGCGGTCGAGCACCTCGCTGACGAGGGTGAAGTCGTCGCCATCGTCCCCAGGTCCTGGACGAACGGAGAGTACTTCGCGCCTTTCAGGAAATGGGTTCTTTCACACTGCTCCCTTGACATGATGCACGTCTACGGATCTCGCGGTGAGGTGTTTTCCGATACCGACGTTCTGCAGGAAACCATGCTCGTGCGGCTCTCCCGGCGGCCACAGGCGCCGACCATTCTCGTGAGCTCGTCCTCGACCAAGCGTGACAAGGCAGACGTCACGCATTTCCCGGCGGCCAGCCTTATCGTGGGAAACGACCGGGTCGTCCGAATCAGCCCCTCCGAGACCGGCGGGCTCAGCCAGACTGTTGCTAGCGAGGGACTCTGCGTCTCGACTGGAAAGGTCGTCGATTTCAGGAGTAGAAGCTACATCACTATCGATAAGCCAAGGGACGTTCCCTCCGTGCCCCTCGTCTATGTCGGAAACTTTCCGGACGGCGCGCTATCCCATCCCCTGAGCACCCTGGGCAAGGGCCAGTGGTTCAAGACGACGGACGACTGGGCAAGGAAGCAAGTCCTGCCGCCCGGCAGCTACGTCGTTGTACGTCGCTTTTCTGCCAAGGAGGAGAAGAGGCGCGTCGTTGCCTACCCGCTCGTGACCGACCACGAGCTCGCTTTGGAGAACCACTCCTCATACATACACGCCGGCACTTCGCGCCATACGGTCTCACTTCAATCTCCCGAGCTGGCCCGGGGGCTGGCAATCTGGCTGGATTCGACCCTGATCGACAATTGGTTTCGCGGCGTATCCGGATCGACCCAGGTCAATGCCCGCGACATCAAAGCCATGCCCTGCCCAGACCTTTCCGAACTCGAGGCTCTCGGCCGCGAATGGCATCCGGAGATGTCGCAAAGTGAGACCGACGCCGCCTGCGAGGAGCTGATGAGGCGATGACGCGTAACGAGATGATTGAGGCCATGCGCTCTGTCTTGGCGGACCTTGGTATGGATGCAGAGCGAAGCAACGAGCGCTCCGCGATGACGATGCTGGCCCTTGCTCATCTACGAGAAGGCGACCCTTGGGCTGCCGCGACGAATGAGATGTACACGACGCGCGAAATCATGGACTGGATCCGCGACGAGCTCGGGCAGGACTACAAGCCGAACACTCGTGAGACCATCCGCAGGTTCACTCTCCATCAGTTTATGGAGGGCGGCCTCGTCGAGTACAACGCAGACGACCCAGAGAGACCCACCAACAGCCCAAAGAACAATTACCGAATCTCCCCGCTCGCACTTAGCGTCATCCGCTCCATCGACAGCCAAGGTTACCGGCATGAGCTCAATCACTTCCGTGGAGAGGTCACATACTGGCTAACCTTTGTCGTAGAACGCCGCGATATGGCGCGAGTCCCCGTAACGCTTCCCGACGGCAGCGAGCTCACGCTCTCGGCAGGAGGCCAGAACACCTTAATCAAAGCAATGGTCGAGGAGTTCTGCCCACGCTTCATCCCGGGTGGGGAGGTGCTTTTCATTGACGATACCGACAAGGCGCTGCGCGACAAAGCCGCCCCGGTACTGAAGCGCCTCAACGTCTCCATTCCCACGCACGGCAAAGCGCCCGACCTCATTGTGTGGAACCGTGACAAGAACTGGCTCTTCCTCATGGAGGCCTGCAGCAGCCATGGCCCCATCGACGTGACCAGAAAGCGCGAGATTGGGAGCTTGTTCGGGGATGCCAAATGTCCTCTCGTGCTTGTGTCCTGCTTCCCCGATAGGGCAACGATGCGAAAGTATCTCGTCGATCTCGCCTGGGAAACCGAGGCATGGTGCGCTGATACCCCTGACCACATGATTCATCTCGATGGGGAACGTTTCCTCGGGCCTTACGATACGTAATCCGTGACCTGTATCGTTTTTTCGGACACGGGATCGCGAGATTTCGAATCAGAAATCCAGTAACCTGAAGCAACCGAGAAAAGGAGCAGGATAGTGGCCAACACGTCAGCGAAATACACCGATGAATACAGGCGGGAGACCGCCGACTACATCATCTCAACCGGCAGGCCGACCACCGAAGTCTGCAGGGAGTTGGGGCTGAATCCCAAGACTGCGAATAGATGGGTGAAGGATCGCAAGGGAATGCTCTCCGGCGACGGGTCCACGTCGGAGGATGATGCCGAGATGAGGACTCTGCGGAAGCGCAATGCCGAGCTCGAAATGGAGAATGCCTTCTTGAAAAAAGCCGCGGCCTTCTTCGCCAAAGAGCAAGCGTAGCCATGCGCTACCGGCTGATGCTGGCGGAGAGGGCCGAATTCCCGATCAACCTGATGGCGCGCATCTTGGAGGTGTCACGATCAGGCTTCTATGCATGGCTTTCGAAAGGTTGTCCGGAGGATGACTGGAGCGAGGTGCGTGAAGTGGTCCACCGCGTCTGGCTGGAGTCCGACCGGCGCTTCGGCGCTCGCTTCATCAAGTGCTTCATGCCCGATGAGTTCCGAGATGTCACGCTCTACCGTGTACGAAAATGCATGCGCGAGCTGGGGATAAAAGGATGTACTCCCTATAAGTCCAAACGCACTACGATTCCCGACAAGAACGCTAAGCCAAGACCTGATCTCGTGCACCGCGACTTCACGAGTCCCGTCCCGACCTACAAGCTGGTAGGAGATATCACCTACCTGCGTACGGGACAAGGCTGGCTCTATCTGTCGACGGTGATTGATCTCAACACCCGTATGGTGGTGGGTTGGTCGCTTTCGGGTCGCATGACGGCTGATATCGTGGTGAACGCCCTTGCAAGTGCGAAAGCTCGAGGTTATGTTGCTGAAAATGCAATTTTTCATGCAGACAAAGGTGCTCAATATACCAGTCGCTTGCTAGCCGAATGGGCACGGGACAACGACGTCAGACTATCCTGCAGCCGTACCGGAAACTGCCATGATAATGCAGTTGCAGAATCATTTTTTGCAACGCTCAAGAACGAGATGTATTACCGAGAGAGCTTCGCAACCAGGGATGGCCGCAAGATGGCTGTCATCGAGTTCATCGAATCCTACTATAACCGCAAGCGGCCTCATTCGTCGATCGACTACAGGATCCCTGCCGAGGCGATGGACGCATTCTTCGAACGTACGAAACCTATGGAGAAAGCGATTGCAATGGCAGCATAGAATCTCAAGTTTTTGTGTCCGAAATATTGACACAGGTCACCGTTTGTCCTTATCATTGTTCCCCCCGTGCTTCTTAAGCCGGGTATTTGCTCACAGTAATAAGGCCTCATATGAGCCAAACGAATTCCCCAGGAGCTTGTTTTGTAAAGGTAGCCCACGATGACAGACACAATGAAAGCAATGTCCCCTACCTGGGTCCCTTTCTACGAGGAGCTTGCCGACAGGCTGCTTCCTTTCAAGGGCAACCGGGGCGCCCTCATCGACAAGATCGTCCATCTCTACCAGGTAATCGGCATGAAGTTGCCGACGCTCGAGAGCATGCCCGTGCCGGGCGACATCGACCCCTTCACCGTGTACGGACTCTTCAACAAGGGCATCTCCGACGCCAACCGCAGGAAGATCGTCGCGGGCATCGCGAACGAGTTCGGAGTCGGGGCCGAGCAGCCGACCGAGTTCGGCGGAATACCCGTGCTCAACAACATGAACGCGACCTTCTATGGCTTCACTGGAGACAAGCGGCGAGGTGAGCACGACATCGACAACCTCTGGGGGCTGCTCGATGCTGCGCTTGCCTTCGCTTCTGCAGGCGACCCGCAAACCCGCACCCTCTTCGTCCGATGCTTCGACAGCACCATCCATCAGTTCACGCTCGGATGGAAGCTCACGATGGGCCTCTACTGGATACGGCCCAACGCCTATCTCAACCTGGACTCGCGCAACCGGTGGTTCATGGCCGACGTGGCCGAAGCGGGCCCGGAGGTCGCGGCTGTCGTACCCGCCGAGAAGAAGTCAAGCATCCCCACCGGCGAGGCATACCTCGACATGTGCGATGCCGTACGCTCTCAGCTGGGCACGGAGGAGTGCCCATGGCACAGCTTCCCCGAACTTTCCAACTCGGCATGGGTCGAGTCCGAGCGCGTCAACGCAGAGAAGAAGGCAGCACAGAAGGCTGCCGAGAAGAAGGCAGAGAAAACTGCCCTCGGAGACCCCGACGTGAGACCGACGCACTACTGGCTCTACGCCCCCGGCGAGGGCGCGGACATGTGGGACGACTTCAGGAAGCGTGGCGTCATGGGGCTGGGCTGGCACGAGCTGGGCGACCTCTCCGCCTATGACAGCAAGGAGGCTATGCGCGCCAAGCTCCTCAAGGCCTATGGCGACAACACCTCGCAGGGCAACTCAGCCCTCGCCGTATGGCAGTTCTCCCATGAGATCGAGCCGGGTGACGTGGTCTTCGCGAAGCGCGGCCTGAAGCAGGTCATAGGGCGTGGCGTCATCGAAGGGGGCTACGAGTTCGTCCCTGGCGGCGGCGAGTACTCGCACCTTCGCAAGGTGGGGTGGACCGACAGCGGCACCTGGGACATCGAGGGACAGCTTCCCATGAAGACGCTCACCGACGTCACCGACTCCACCGACCTGCTGGGCCAGCTGAACGCGCTCTTCGAGGGCGACGAGCCGCTTGTCTCGCCCACGGACGACCTCCCCGCCTACACGAAGGAGGACTTCCTTGAGGAGACCTACCTCAGCGAGGACCAGTACGACTCCATCGTGAGGAGGCTGCACGCCAAGAAGAACGTCGTGCTCCAGGGCCCTCCGGGCGTGGGCAAGACCTTCGTCGCCAAGCGGCTCGCCTACTCCATGATGGGCGTCATGGACGCGGACCGAGTGGAGCTCGTGCAGTTCCACCAGAGCTACTCCTATGAGGACTTCGTCGAGGGCTACCGCCCGACCGAGACGGGCTTCGTGATCCAGCGCGGCGTCTTCTACGACTTCTGCAAGAAGGCCAGCGAGGATCCCGACGAAGACTACTTCTTCGTGATCGACGAGATCAACCGCGGCAACCTCTCCCGCATCTTCGGCGAGCTCTTCATGCTCATCGAGGCCGACAAGCGCGGCGAGTGCAACAAGCTCCGCCTGCTCTACTCACACGACTACTTCTACGTGCCCAGCAACGTCTACCTCCTCGGCATGATGAACACGGCCGACCGCTCGCTGGCGCTTCTCGACTACGCGCTCAGGCGCCGATTCGACTTCTTCGACATCGCGCCGGCGTTCGACTCCGAGGGGTTCCAATCCTACCTCGAGGGCGTCGGCAGCCCGCGTCTCGACAGGCTCGTCGCATGCGTCGTGCGGCTAAACGAGGCCATCTCGGCGGACGACGCGCTCGGTGACGGATTCCGCATCGGGCACAGCTACCTGTGCGGCCTCACCAGCGAGGCGATAGGGGATGGTGCGCTCTCCGACGTCGTAGAGTACGAGCTGCTCCCTCTCCTGCGCGAGTACTGGTTCGACGACCCGGACAAGCTTGCCGCATGGGCCGTCGAGCTGCGTGGCGCCGCGAAATGATTCCCGTCCGCAACGTCTACCATATGCTCGCCTACGCCTTCCGCGCCCTCGACGAGCGAGGTTGGGGCGACTTCGATGCCGAGGAGTTCGAGAACGTCGCTGACCTCAGCGCCGCAATCCTTTGCCGGGGCGTGGACATGCAGGTCAAGCGGGGACTTGGCCGGGAGTACGTTGACCGCACCGGGGCACTGGCGTCCCCGCGCGGCAAGATAGAGCTCTCAGAGTCCCTGCGCGCGCGGACCCTACTGCGCCGTCAGGCGGTTTGCACCTGGGCGGAGCTCTCTACAGACACGCTAATGAACCGCATCCTCAAGTCGACCATGCTGCTGCTCCTGCGCTCGGACGCCGCACCTGAGCGCAAGCGCGGGCTGAGGCGCCTCCTCGCGTACTTCGGCGACGTGGGTGAGGAGGACCTCTCCCACATCGACTGGGGCATGCGCTTCGACCGAACAATCAGTGGCTACCGTATGCTCATGGGCGCCTGCTGGCTCGCTTGCAACGACCTGCTCCAGGGACAGGGCAAGGGTAGGACCCGCCTCATGGACTTCGAGGACGACCAGCAGATGAGCCGGCTCTATGAGAGGTTCGTGCTTGAGTACTACCGCCGCGAGCGGCCCGACCTCACGGTCGGAGCGCCACACATCGAATGGGCGCTCGATGACGAGACACGCGAGCTTCTGCCCGCCATGAGGAGCGACGTCACCCTCTCGCTCGGCCGCGACGAGCTGATCGTCGACTGCAAGTACTACGCGCACGACACCCAGCTACACCTGGGAAAACGTACGGTTCACTCGCACAACCTGTACCAGATTTTCACCTACGTGAAGAACGAAGAGGCGAGGCTCGCGGACTTCCCGCACACGGTGGCAGGCATGCTGCTCTACGCCAGGACGGAAGATGACGTGCAACCAGACGTCACCTACCGCATGAGCGGCAACGAGATCAGCGTGACCACCCTCGACCTCAACCAGCCCTTCGGAGGCGTCCGCGCACGGCTCAACTCTATAGCGCAGGCACACTTCCCGAGGAGGAACATGTACGAGAGCCTTACCGAGCTCATACCAGAGTTCGACTCCGCCGACGAGTACGGAACATGGGTCGTAGACCGCGAGCACAAGGGGACAGCGGACGACCCGATCCACTTCCCATATGTGAGCTTCGGCCCGGTGATGTGGGACTTTGACCGCCGAGTCTACGCCTTCGTGGACGGGCACCCCGAATATGACCTGACTCACTACAACGACATCCTCGCCCGCAGCGGCATCGAGTGGTCGACGGAGTCCATGGAGGGCGCCGACGCCTCGGAGCTCGACGGACAAACCGTCATGGCACTCCTCGTCGCCTCGCTTCGGGCCGACCGCTTCTGCGAGGGGGCGCTGCTCGGGCTCTTCGAGTCCGGCGCCATCAGGAGGTGGCTCATAAGGCTCCGGGAGATCGACGGGCAAGGAGACAAGAAGGGGGCCACTCCATAACATGAACGATTCCTATCAGATGCCCATACAGATAGAGTCTGACGAGAACGGCTTCATCGATCGCGAATGTCCGAACGAAAACTGCCTCTTCACCTTCAAAATCGACCTCCACGACTGGGAGGACAAGGTAGTCGGCCATCACATGCACTGCCCTAGGTGCGGACTCGTGGCTCCTCATGACATGTGGTGGACGCAAGGACAGCTCGCCGTCCTAAACGCCAACATCAAGAGCTTCGCCCTCGGCCTAGTCCACGATGAGCTCAACTCGACTTTCAGGCAGCTGGAGCGACAGACCCGGCGAAACAAGTACGTGCGAATCAGTTACAAGCCATCAAGTAGGCCCCTGTATGCCAACCTCCCCATATCCCAGACCGATGCATGGGAAACAGAGATCACCTGTGATGAGTGCGGCACAAGGTTCAGCATTATAGGCAATGCCTACTTTTGCCCCTGCTGTGGCAAGGACCTCTCGACGAACGCGATCCAGGACTCCCTGACATCGTATCGACGCCGTATAGACGACCTGCAAAAGGTGCATGACATATTCAAGCAGGACTTCTCATCCGAAGAGGCGGAAAAGCAGGTCGAATCGATCCGGGAGGACACGCTCGGCTCAATCGTCGGCACCTTCGAGTCGTTCTGCAAGGCCAGGTATGCCGAGCTGGGAGGCACCAACGCAAAACGGGGCGTCTTCCAAAGGCTCCGTGACGGCGATAATCTGTTTGACGAGCTGACGGGATTCAGATACGAGCACCGCATCGGCGATGACGGGCTCGACTTCATGAACCTCATGTTCAACAGGCGACACCTCATAACGCATAGCAATGGCATTGTTGACGAGCAATACCTAAGAAAGACCGAGGATACCCTCTATGCCGCTGGACAACGCGTCATCGTGAGGAACGCTGACCTGCTGAAGCTTCTAGATTTCATTCAAGAAGTCGTCAACGGGCTTCTCGATGCCAAGCCCAAAGAATCGCCCACCACATAGGGCGATACCCAAAGCCCATTAGCTCTGTCCCCGTCTTATCACAAGTAGGAACGTTCATGTCGCAGCTGCCAACTTTATCCAACGCCCAAATAATGCAGATATGCAAGGTCATAGGTGACACCGGGTCTGGCCTGACCGGCTCGGAGATAGGCGGCTTGCTAGCTGAGCTTCGCCTTCCCGACCCCGGCGGCAGCATGACCAAATGGAGGCGATTGGACTGCGCCCTTGTCCAGCGGGTCAACGCCACAAAATCGACCAACATCGTATACAGCCTCATAAGCCACTGCTTCGAGCCTGCGAGGGGGCTGGAACAGCCCGAGCGCTACCGCTGGATGATGTCCGAGGTGAACCGAACGCTCATGCTCGTTGGCGTGGAGATTCTGGACAGCGGCAAGTTTCACCTAGTGAAAGCCGCGACAAACCTGAGCGAAGTCGAACGTAGGACAAAGGAACTCAGAAACAAGCTGATCGGCTATGGGGCCCACGCTGAGGTGCTCAAGTGCTGCCGTCGGGAGCTCCTCACCGAGGACTACTACCATGCCGTTCACGAGGCGGCGAAGAGCCTTTGCGAGCGAGTGAGGACGATGAGTGGGCTTAGCCTCGATGGTACGAGACTGTTCGACAAGGCATTCAGCACCAAAGACCCGTACCTTGCCTTGAACGCTCTGCAGACCGAGTCGGAACGCAATCAGCAGAACGGGCTCAAAGAACTCCTTAACGGCGTGATGCACCTGGTGCGAAACCCGACGGCACACGAGCTGAGAATCCATTGGGACGTCAACGAGAAGGATGCCGTCGACGTCCTCAACCTGATTTCCTACCTCCACAAGCTGCTTGACAACTGCGTCGTCGTACCAAGGCCCTCGTAGCTCAATCTCGCATCCGAGGACCCCCCTTGTGACACCCCCAGACAATGCCCGTACCTAGAAGGTGCGGGCATTTCTCTTTGTCCGCACGACGCGGAAAGGCGGTCGCAATGGAGGGTGAGTCCAGTGGCGTGCAGCAGGCGCAGGGCCAGGTCGGGCAGGGCGAGAACCGGCAGCAGGGCGGGCAGGGGCCGGGCGTCGACGCGCGGGCGGGGCAGAAGCAGGACCAGCAGGAGTCCCAGAAGGACGCGGTGAGCGGGGGCGACGGTACCGACTACGCCGCGCAGCTGAGGGCAAAGGACGCCGAGATCGAGGCGCTCCAGGCGAAGGTGGCCGAGGCCGCCAAGACGGAGGAGGCGACGGAGAGGCTCGGCAAGGAGATCGCCGACCTGAAGGCCCGCCTCGCGGACGAGCGCACGGAGTTCGCGCTGAGGTCCGCCGGCGCGCGGTCCGTCACCGCCGCGAAGGCGCTCCTGGCGGAGCACGACGGCGACGTGGCCGCGCTCGCGAAGGCGGAGCCGTGGCTCTTCGAGACCAAGGGCTCGAGCCAGGGCGGCGCCACCGGGCTGGAGCCGGCCGGGGCCTCCGGCGGCTCTGACGACCAGTACGTGAGGCGCTGGGAGAGGATCGCCGGCCTCGCCGACGAGGGCAAGGAGGGCTAGGACATGCCGAACAACATCGCAGCCATCAAGAACTACACGACCATCCTCGACCGCGTGTACCAGCGCGAGGCGACGAGCTCTTGCCTGAACTCGCCGGCACGCATGGCGAGGGCGGGCCGCAACGCGAAGGAGATCATGATCCCGAAGATCTCCGTCTCGGGCCTGGGCGACTACAAGCGCAACGTGGGATACAAGACGGGCTCCATCACCTTCGACTACGAGACGAAGTCCTTCAACTACGACCGCGGCATCAAGCTCCTCGCCGACGTTATGGACGTGGAGGAGGCGGGCGTCCTGGACTGCTTCGTGCAGGCGGGCGCAGAGCTTGAGCGCACGCAGGTGGCCCCGGAGGCCGACGCCTTCACCTACGCGACCATCGCCTCGCACAAGGGCGTCGCCGTGGAGGCGGCGGACCTCTCGATCGCGAAGGCGACGGACGTGCTCGCCGTGCTTCGCAAGGTGACGAACGCGATGGACGAGGCCCAGGTGACCCCCGGCTCGCGCTTCCTCTTCATCACGCCGACCCTGAAGGGCGTCCTGGACGACTACTCGCTCGCGAACCCGAACATGAGCAACCGCGTGCTCACGCGCTTCTCCCGCATCGTGGAGGTACCGCAGGCGCGCTTCTACACGAAAATCAGCCTCAACTCCGGCGACTCGGAGAAGTTCGGCTACGCGAAGGCGACGGACGGGCGCGCCATCAACTTCATGGTCGTGGAGAAGAGCGCGATCATCAAGTTCGACAAGCACGTGGCAAGCCGCGTCTTCTCCCCGGACGAGCTGGAGAACCTGGACTCCTACATGATGAAGTACCGCAAGTACGGCATCGTGGAGCTTCTGGACAACAAGCTCGCGGGCGTGGCCGTGAGCGCGGCGCCGGCGGAGTAGCACCATGGGCTGCCCACGGGCGACGGAGGCCGCTGCCGCCGGCCCCTCCTTCGCCTTCTACCGCGACTCCTACGGCGGCTCGCTTGACGCGGAATCCTTCTCGGAGGCGATGCCCGCCGCAGAGAGGTGCGTGCGAGAGCTCGTCGGCGGCACCTCCCCCGACGGGCTGGGCGCAGACGACCTCGTGGCGTGGGCGCGAGCCTGCTGCGCGGCCGCCGAGGCGTTCGCCGAGTTCGGCGAGGGCCGCGTGGGCGGCTACGCGATAGGCGACTTCAGGGTGACGAACTACATGGAGAAGGGCACCACGGGCCTGGAGGTGGCGCGCTCGGCCGCGCTCTTGGAGCTCGCGGGCACGGGGCTCGCGTTCTCGGGGGCCGGTCGCCCATGAGGTACCTGAGGCCCATACCGCGGCGGCTCCTTCCCGACGACATGCTGGTGCGCCCCGCCGACGGCCAGGGCGGCTACGGCGCCGCCCGCATGGTGCGCCACGTGCGCCTTGAGCTCCTGGACGCCGTCTCGGACGAGCCGCACAGGGAATCCTCGTGCTCCGGGCGCGTGTTCGTGGACGCGGTGAACAGCCAGGGCGCCTTCGAGGTGCCGGCCGGCAGCCGCGTGGTGGTGGCCTCGCTTCCCGGCATGCGGGTGCTGAGGTGCAAGCGGTGCTGCGTGGTGCGCGGGCAGGTGCACCACTGGGAGCTGGAGGTCGGATGATGGCCGACGCGACGGAAATCCCCGACGAGGCGCGCGTCATGCGCGACGCGCTGCGCTCGCTGGGATACGCGAACGCGTACGACGCGCCCGTGGCGCCCTGGCTCTGCACGGAGCCAATCGTCGTCTCGATGGGCGACTGGGAGCGCGAGTGCAGGCTGGACGACGGCTCGGAGCGCGGGCGGCGCGCCCTTCTCGCCCACATATGCTGCGACGACCGGACGGACGCCCGGGTGACGGCGCGCGAGGTGGCGCGCGACCTGTGGGGCCACGACTGGGCCCATGCGGCCGCTCCCCCGCGCATGCGCGTCGTGGCATGCGACGTTGGACGGCCCAGGGAGTACGGGCGCGACCGGTCGGGCCGCTGGGTCTGGGAGGTCGGGATGACGATGACGGTGGTGGTCCGGGATGTCTGACAAGGTGCGCGGCGGCCGCGGCGTGGACGACCGCGACGTGGTGGCGAAGACCCTGCGGAGGGGCGCGCGCGAGGCGGACCGGCGGGGCACGCCCGCCGAGGCCGACAGGCTCGGACGCGAGCAGCAGCGGAGGGCGACCGCCTACGCGAGGGCGAGGGGCCAGCTGTGAGCTCTGTCACGTTCTGCGGGCGGGCGCTCTCCCCCTTCGTGAGCGCGGAGGTGGAGTGGCCGGCGGCGCATGCGCTCGCGGCCGAGACGGCGCGGGTTCCCGGCAGGCCGGGGCTCGCGCTGCTCTCCGCCGACGTTGAGCCGCTCGAGCTGCGGGTGCGCCTGCACCTGGACGCCCCGGAGGCGCTCACGGCCGCCGAGCGCGCCGAGGTGAGGCGCACGGTCCGGGCGTGGCTTCTCGCCGACGGCGGCGGGACGCTCGTCGTCCCGGGCGAGCCGGGGCTCGAGTGGCACGACGTCGTGTGCGCGGGCTCCACGGGATGGCCGACGCCGCTCGCGGACGCCTCGGCGACCGTGACGTTTTTGTGCCTGGACCCCATAGCCTACGGAGCCGAGCGCTCCTCGGCGGGCGACGCGTTCGAGGTGGGCGGCACCTGGCCGACACGGCCGGTGGTGGAGATGACCGCCAAGGCGGGCTCCGGCGTGACGGTCGCCTGCGCCGCGACGGGAGAGCGCGTCGAGCTGGCGCGCACTCTCGCGGCGGGCGACCTGGTCCGCGTCGACTGTGCCGCCCAGACGGTGGAGGTGAACGGCGCCGACGCCACGGCCGACGTGACGTTGGGAAGCGACTTTCCCAGCCTCGCGCCGGGACGGGCCTCGCTCGCGTTCTCGGGCTGCTCTTCTCACCTGGTTCTCTGGCGGGAGAGGTGGGCGTGATGGCAGTGCCGACCCTGTACCTGTTCGACCGCTGGGACGAGCGCGTGGGCGTGCTCCCCACCCTGGGCTCGGTGACGCACTCCGAGGAGCTGGGCGGCGAGGACACGCTGGAGCTTGCCTGCACGCGCGCGCCCGGCAAGGGCGACCGAATCGTGTGGCGCGACCCCGAGACGGGCGCCTGGCGCGAGCACGAGGTCGTGCGCACCGACGAGGCGGAGGAGGGCGCCTGCCGCGTGTACGCGGAGTCGTCCCTCTGCGAGCTCCTGCGCGACTACGTCGTGGAGGAGCAGCTGGTGGGCAGGACCGCCGCCCAGGCGATGGCGGCGGTGCTGGGCCACACGCGCTGGTCGCTCGGCGAGGTCGGCGTGGGCGACGCCAGGCGCGGCGCCCTCCTGTACCACACGAACGCGCTCGCGGCGCTGCGGCGCGTCGAGTCGGTGTGGGGCGGCGAGCTCGAATGCGCCTTCGAGGTCTCGGGCGGCAGGGTCGCGAGTCGCGCCGTCGCCCTCCTCCCCCGCCGGGGCGCCTGGCGCGGCGCACGCTTCTCGTACGGCGTGAATCTGGCCGGCTGCACGCGGACCGTGCTCGAGGACGAGGTCCTCACCGCGCTCTACGGCTGGGGCAAGGGCCTCCCCATCGAGGACGAGCAGGGCAACGCGACCGGCGGCTACACCCGCCGGATCTCCTTCGAGTCCGTGAACGGATCGGCCAAGTGGGTCGGGGACGACGACGCGCGCCTGCGCTGGGGACGCTGGGACGCCGCGCGCGGCGAGCGCGTGCACGCGTTCGGGGACGTCGTGTTCCCGGACTGCGAGGACCCCGCCGAGCTTTTGGCGCTGACCAGGGCGGAGCTCGCGAGGAGGTGCCACCCGCGCGTCTCGTATGAGTGCGACGTGGCCATGCTCGACGGCGGCGTCGCCGTGGGACTGGGCGACGACGTCGCGGTGGTGGACCGCTCGCGCTCGCCGGAGTGGCAGCTCACCGCGCGCTGCGTGCGCAGGGTCCGTACGTTCGGTTCCGGCCGCGTCCGCGCGCACGTGACCCTGGGCAGCGTGGAGCGGGCGACGTGGGAGGCGAGCGCCGAGATCGTGCGGCGCGTGTCGGCGGTCGAGGAGACGGCGGCGAAGGCCTCGGACGCGGTCTCGTCGTTCGAGGACCTCTCGGGCAAGGAGTACTGACATGGCAACGACCACAGAGAAGCTGGACGCGGACGGCCTGGCCGAGGTCGCGTGGGACGCGTGCGACGGGCCGCTGGCCGGCCGCCTCACGGCGTCGCCGCAGGACGCACGCGGGCGCGGGATGATCCTGCGGGTGACGCGCGGGGGCGAGCCGCTGGACCTCTCCGGCGACGGTGTCAGGCTCTACCTGCTGTGGCGCCACCGCCAGACGCACGCGCGCGGCTGCGAGCCGATGGAGGCGACAGACGCCGCCGAGGGCGCGTTTCGCGTGTTCTGGCCGGCGACGATGTGCGCCGCCGAGGGCGCGGCGGAGTGCGAGGTGGTCCTGAGCTGGGGCGAGCGCGCGCTCGCGACTCCCGCCTTCGACGTGGAGGTGGGCACCTCCCTCGTGGGCACGCTCGCCGTGCGCGACGGCTTCACGCTGTTCGTGGAGGCGATCAAGCGCTACGAGGATGCGGCCGCCGACGCGCTTGCCGTGGCGGCCGAGCTGAGGGCCGCGCGCGACGCCGGCGAGCTGAGCGGCACGCCGGGGCCCGCTGGCCCCAGGGGAGACGCGGGACCGGTCGGCAGGGACGGCGTGGGCTGCACGCACTCGTGGGAGGACAGCGTCCTCACGGTGACCTCCGCGAGCGGCACGAGCTCGTCGGACCTGCGCGGCCCCAAGGGCGACAGTGGCGCGACCGGCCCTGAGGGACCGGCGGGCGTGGCGGGACCGAAGGGAGACCCGTTCACCTACGACGACTTCACGCAGGCGCAGCTCGCGGCGCTCGTAGGTCCCCGGGGCGAGCGGGGCGAGACGGGGCCTCGGGGCGCGACCGGCGCCACGGGACCTCAGGGCCCCAAGGGCGACGTTGGCGCGACCGGGCCTGCGGGAGCCGCCGGCAGGGACGGCGCGGACGCGACGATCGCCGACGTCGCCGCCACCGTGGACGCCTCGTCGGGCACGCCCGCAGTCTCCGTCACGCTCGGCGGGACCCCGTCCGCCAGGACGCTCTCGTTCGCGTTCACCGGGCTCAAGGGCGAGCGCGGAGCGACGGGGGCGACCGGCGCCACGGGCGCGAGGGGCGCCGACGGCGCGACCCCGGACCTCTCCGCGTACGCCACGAAGGAGTGGGTCTCCTCGCAGTTCCCGGACCTCTCGGGGGTGAGCTACTGATGGGCATGGGCATCATCGGAGAGTCCGTGCTGGGCGACATCGCGAACGCGATCCGCGAGCAGAACGGCGGAAGTGCGACCTACAGGCCGGCTGACATGGCCGCTGCGATAGCGGCGCTCGACGGGACGAAATCGGGCAAGGGCGCGGCGCGCGCCCTGGGAGGCGGCAGCGGGGTCGTGTCCGACTCGGTCTTCTCGGCGATCGCCGGGGCGATACGTAGCCAGAACGGGCTCGCCACGAAGTACAGGCCCGGGGAGATGGCCCAGGCGATCCGCGACCTCTCCTGGGACACGGGCCTCAAGCCGCGCGCCGTCCTCTACAACGGCGGGAAGAACCTCGAGCTCAACTACCTCGACGGACCCCAGACCTACTACGACGACGCCGTCGAGCGGTCGTGGGAGCTCTCTCCCACCGGGTACGCCAGCGACACCGACGTGCCCTGGCACGACTACCGCGAGCAGATCGCGTTCGTGCGCGTCGACCCCTCCCTCGCGACCGTGAGCTTCCCCGATATCTCCCACTGGTTCCAAGGGATGACGGCGCTCACGAACGTGACGGGCTTCGACCACATCTCCGGGGCGACGAAGGCGTCGCAGACGTTCTCCGGCGACTCCGACCTGAGGTCGATCTCGTGCGACGCCGCGTACAGCTCGTCCATCACGAGCGCGAGCATCCCGTTCTACGGCTGCCGGAAGCTCGTCGGCGGCCACCTCACCGTGGCAAGGGACACCTCCGGCGCCTCGGCGTTCACGACCGGCGCGAACGGACTCCTCGCCTACGACGGAGACGACGCCCGCGTGTGGGCGTACGCCCGCCTCTACACGAGCGGGAAGCTCGAGATCAACACGGGCTGGGGAAGCGGCACGACGCCGGACGTCTTGGCATCCGGCCCCATCTGCGTGAACGCGCGCTACAACGCGCTCGGGTCCATGCCGTGGCACGACCACCGCGACATGCTGGCGTACGTCGTCTTCGGCAGCGGGCTGTCCTCGGTCGAGGGCCTCTGCACGGACTACTGGTTCTACAACACCAAGTCGAGCCATCTCGGCTTCTCCGGCTGGCCGAACCTGCATCCCGTGAGCATGGAGTTCATGTTCAACGGCTCGGTGAGCCTCCAGAGCCTCGACCTTCGGGGGCTCGACCCGTCCACGATCAGGAGGTGGACCTACGCCTTCGCGGGGATGAGCTCGCTCACGACGATCCTCGTTTCCGAGGGCTGGGCGCTTCCGTCCTCCCTGGCGTCGAGCGCGAGCGCCTTCTACGGCGACAACCTCCTCGTGGGCGGGAACGGCACGAAGTTCTCCTCGTCCAAGACGGGCGCGAACATGGCCGTGATCGACCGCGCCGGGCAGCCCGGCTACCTGACCGCGGGATAGGCAACGGCAACCACCTCCCCCCTTGTGACCCCCTGGGACCATGGTCCCGAAGGGACGTCGTCGAGGGGAGATGGCTTGGAGTCGGTAATCGTGGCGATCATATCCGGCGGCGTGACGCTCGCCGGGGTCATCGCCAGCAACTCGAAGTCACGCGCGGTGATGGAGCAGAAGATCGACGAGCTCACGCGCAGGGTGGAGAAGCACAACTGCCTCGTGGAGCGCACGTACCTGCTCGAGCGCGACGTGGCGATCCTCAAGAACGACGTCGACGGCCTCGAGAGGAAGGCGGACAGGGATGGCTGAGTTCCTAGGCGGAAACGAGTGGTACTGGCGTCTCGCGCGCACGGTGGTCCAGGGCGTCCTGGGCGTCGTCGTGGCGAACCTGGACATGCTGGTGGGCGCGACCGCGCTCCCGACGGAGTGGAGGGCGCTCGTGGTCGCCCTCGTGATGGCCGTGCTCTCGCCGGTGATGGCGGAGCTCGGCAAGCGCGTCGACGCGGACGCGCCCCGGATCGAGCGGGGTGACGAGAGATGAGGGACTGGGCCCGCTGCGAGGCCGACGTCGTGAGGCTCATGAACAGGCACTTCACCCGTGGCCGCGGCGGCGCGAGGATCCAGCACATCGTCGTCCACTACAACGACGCCGACGGCTCGGTCGAAGACGTGTGGAACTGGTGGCAGACGCGGAAGGCGTCCGCCCACTACCAGGTCGAGAGCTCCGGGCGCGTCGGCCAGCTGGTGTGGGACCGCGACACCGCCTGGCACGCCGGCCTCTGGTCGGAGAACCTGAGGTCCATCGGCATCGAGCACGCGAACCGAAGGGACGGCACGATCTCGGAGGCCTGCCTCGACAACGGCGCGCACCTCGTGGCCGCGCTCTGCAGGCTCTACGGGCTCGGGCGCCCCCAGTGGAACGTGAACGTGTTCCCGCACTGCCACTTCGCGAGCACGAGCTGCCCGGGGCAGATCTACGGCTCGCAGAAGGACGCCTACATCTCGCGCGCGCAGCTGTGGTACGACCGCATGGGCGCCGGCGGCGCAGCCTCCGCGAGCCCCGCCCCCACCGCGCCATCCTCCGACATCGACTCCCTCGCCCGCGAGGTAATCGCCGGCAAGTACGGCAACGGCGACGACCGGCGCAGGGCCCTCGGCGCGAACTACGACCGCGTCCAGGCGCGCGTGAACGAGATCCTGGGTACCGGGTCGAAGCCGCGCACCCGGGCCGTTGACGTAGACGCCCTGGCGCGCGCCGTGATTCGGGGCGACTACGGGAACGGCGAGGAGCGCAAGCGGCGCCTCGGGGCGAACTACGCCGCCGTGCAGCGGCGCGTGAACGAGCTCCTGTCGTGACCCGCGAGGACCTCTTCTGGGCGGTGGCCACGCTCGCGGCCGCCGCCCTGTGCATTGCCGTGGCTCCGATGGCGCTCCTGCTGTGGCTCCTTGCCGAATGGCGTTGA